TATCTGGCTGGGGGGCAACGTCAAACACAGTTTCACGTCGGACTCATTCACCACGAGTCTTGAACTTGAATCGAAGTTGCCAGATGGCGACGAGGTAGCGGAGCTGGCCGACGATGCCAAGGACTACACCGGCATCGTCGCGTGGTACCGCGACAAGAAGAACGGAAAGCAGCAAAAACTTACCGAGGGCGACCAGAGCAAACCAAAACGGCTGACGCACCTGTATGAAAGCAAGGCTTCGGCACAGCGTGCGGTGGACAGAGAGTACAAGCGGCTGCAGGCGAAGAATGGTGCAGCTACCACGGGAACCCCGACGTGATCAGCCGGGGCGCGGGACATTGGCCTAGAGTTACTCCGTATCGGCCATCATTTCCGCCAAGCGTCGTAGATGGCTCTTGTCCGCCTCCGACATTTTTCGGTACATGCCAAGCAAAATGCACTCCAGCTGCGTCAGCTGAGGTGCGGAACATTCCCTGTCCCGAACGTCCTGTTCAAGTTGCTCCAAAACGCCTCGATCCAACATGCTCAATACTCCTTAAAGCCGCAGAGCATCGGCGAAATCGAGATTTTCTGAAGCACCAGGTGAGCACTCTTTCGCATGGTAGCGCTAGATCGAGTGATGCAATTTCACTCCAGAGGAAGCGTGCCCTGCGACTCTTTCGCTGCCATTTCGGCGAGGCCAGTAGCGATCCGATGCACCACAACTTGATCACCAGGACTCAGCGAACGGAAACAGTTAAGCACTTCGTTTTCGATCGTGGTCTGCGTTCCCGCTGTCGTATCCCTCCGACCGAAAAGCACATACATCACGTCCACGCCGATCTTCGAGATCGCCAACAGATAAGCCGTGTCCGGCCTCTGTCGATCATTCTCGTAATTGCCTTGGGAGTTACGTTTCACACCGCCTATATCAGCGAAATCGTTCTGATTAATGCCAAGCCGGTCGCGCTCTTCCCGGAGCCTCTCGCCCAAAGTTTTTTCCAAGGATTCTCCAGACGCACAAATTTTTGGCATGCACAGCTTTACACAGCCAATGTTTTGGGCATAATGATGGCACACACAACACGATTGAACACACATGAACACTATGCCCGTCCTCCTTACAGCCGAGCAAGCCCGCGCAGACCTTGACCGCAACGGGATCACCATTGCGCAGTTCTGTCGGCAACATGACCTGAACAAAAATTTGGTCAGCGATTTGTTGAACGGTCGCAAGAAGGGCGTTCGAGGTGAAGCCCGACGAGCAGCTGTACTCCTGGGAATCAAAGACGGCGTGATATCAAAATAATTGCAGCGGCCCCGGCGAGAAACCAGAAAATGAAACGCATCGTTCTAGAAACCCGTAGGCAAGTCGTCAGCGCCGTTATCTGTGCGTACCCAGGCGGTCGTGATTGCGCAGCTCCGCGTCTGGGTATGTCGGTAAAGAAATTCGACAACCACGCCTATGAAAACGCCGGCAGCCGCCCACTGACTGATGAGCAGATCTGCCTTCTGGAGTTACAAACCGGCACCACTCACCTCCCCGACTTCGTCTGCAATCTGTACGGCGGCGTGTTTGTCCCAGTAGCCGAGGCTGGGCAGCTCGACAACCTCGACCTGTACGCCCGCTCGATCAATACCGCAGTCAAGCGTGGGTTGGTCGACGCCATCATTGGCAAAGCACTTCAAGACGGCGTCATTCAGGACGACGAGGTGCAGGCCATTCTCGCAGCGCACCGTGCACACGTTGCAGCCAGGCATGAAGAGATCACTGCAGTGATCGTTCTGCACCGGGAAAACCCGGGCAGCGAAGATTCGAAGTAGGCGCTGGAAGCGTCGTCATTTCTCGGCATTAGCCGAAGGCCGCGACTAGCGGCGGGGAGAAAAAGTGAGCACTTACAAGCTGGTATGTCCGCACTGCCAGGAGCGAATGCGCATCCGAACCAGTGAAGGCACGCATATCTTTTTGCGTATTGCCTACCTGCAATGCATTAACGAGGCCTGCGGCTGGTCAGTTCGAGCTCAGTTCGAAATGACTCACGAAATGAGTCCCTCCGGTATGCCAAACCCATCGGTTTCCCTGCCGGTTGCGCCGGTGGCGATTCGGCGGCACGCGATGAAGAAGGAAGGCGAGCAACAGATGGACCTACTTGGACTGGAGACTGCCTGATGAACATGACGATCACCGCGCAGAACCCCGAACGCGAATACCGCGTCGCCATGCAGAGCGCCGCGCTTTGCTACATGCAACGCCACCAGGCTGAACACCTGGGAAATGACCAGCAGCTCTTCAACCGCACCCTCACTTACCTGCAGGCGACACTGGAAGTGCCCGTCTACCTTGCCGAAACACTGACGGGCCTGGCATACGGCGAATTGCATTCCGGCGGTGGCCAGCGCCACCTCGACCTGAAGGGCAGTAGCGCATCCGTAGCGGTACTCACCGATCCAGCCAGTGGCAAGTCCTTCGCCATTCCCGTCGCTTTGATTTTTAAACACCTGGTCGACGCTACCGAGCCTCAGCCAACAGCCCCTTTCAACTGACCGAATAGCACCACCTTTCGCGAGTGGGTTTGGGCAAGTTGCGCCCGAAATCAGGGAAAAAGCCATGAATACAGCACTTTCCATCCGGATGGACCTTAGCAAAAACCTCGCTGAAGCCCTGCACCAAGAGCTGCGTGAGCGCCTTCGGATGGGCATTCAGGAGCACTGGTATTCGGACGAGTTTCGACGCGTTCCTGATGGCTTGCGGACTAGCGCAATCCTGTCTGCCTACCCCGCTCTGGCGGCTCAAAAAACAACTCTCGGCGCCCTTCAGGTCGCCATCAGAAAGCAGGCGTGAAGATGGAACAGCAAATCCGGGGTGACGTACTGACCCGACTCGAATTCGACTATGGCCTGCGGCATCGCACAGGCACCGACTTCATGCGCGGTGGCACCTGCCCTGCCTGCTCGAAGAAGGAACTGTATTCCAGCTTCGAAAACCCGTGGTTCATCAAGTGCGGTCGTGAAAGCAAATGCGGTCAGCAGTGGCATGTCAAAGAGCTGTACGCGGATCTGTTCGACGACTGGAGCAAACGTGCGCCGGCAACGGACGATCAGCCGACGGCAAGCGCCCGCGCTTACATGGAGTTCGCTCGGGGTTTTAGGATCGAGTTGGTGGCGGGACTGTTCACCCAGGAAAACTATTTTGATCGCGTCCTAAACATCGGATCGGCAACGGTCCGGTTTCCCCTGGAGCGCGGCGGTTATTGGGAGCGCCTTATTGACCAGCCTCAGCGCTTCGGAAAGAAGAAGGCCCGATTCAAACCCGGTGAGTCGTACAAGGGCTATTGGTGGTGTTCGCCTAATATCGACCTGTCTCAGACCGAAGAGCTGTGGATAGTTGAAGGCATATTTGATGCGATCGCCCTCGAGCACAACGCGGTCGATGCGGTCGCAGCAATGTCGTCAAACGCTTTTCCCGAAGCCTCGCTGAAAGCACTGGCCGTCGATCGCGCTGGCAATCTGCCGAGACTGGTGTGGGCACTGGACAACGAGCCTGGCGCGCACCGTTACACGCGCAAATGGGTCGCCATGGCCCGGGCTCTGGGCTTTGAATGCACTGCGGCTCAAATCCCGCAACGCGATGCGCGAAAGGTGGACTGGAACGACCTGCATCAGCGTTGGGCCTTCATCAGTGATGAAGCCGATCGCCGCCGGCGCACCGAAGCGGACCTCGATGAGGCCAGCCACCACGGTGCCCTGCTTATCGCCGAGAGCGCATCAGAAAAAGCGCTGCTGATGTACAACTGGCGCGAGCGCGAGGAATTCCACTTCGGGTTTGAGTCCCGCCTTTACTGGTGGAAGCTGGACATCAGCAAATTCAACAACGCAATGCAGGCGCTGGAGACGAGCGAGAACCACGAAGAGCAACAGCTGAACACCAAAGCCATGCGTGAGAAAGCGCTGCGCATGTCGGGCTGCGTCGTCGAGATCGCCAACTGCTACCCCCAGGCGCTGTACTTCCAGCGCAATGAGATCACCGACGAGTCCTGGTATTTCTTCCGTGTTGATTTTCCGCACGACGGCGGATCGGTAAAAAACACCTTCACCGGTGGTCAGGTAGCAGCTGCCAGCGAGTTTAAGAAACGTCTGCTCGGCATGGCCGCCGGCGCGGTGTTCACCGGCAGTGGCCAGCAGCTCGACAAGATCATGAAGGACCAGCTGTTCGCGATTAAAACGGTTCAGACGATCGACTTCGTCGGGTACAGCAAGGAATACGGTTGCTACGTATACGGCGACGTGGCTATCAAGGATGGCCAGGTGGTCGACGTCAACGACGAGGAGTTTTTCGAGTTCGGCAAGTTGCGTCTGAAAACCCTGCAACGCGCGGTACCGGTGCGAATTCAGCGTGATCCGAAGGAATACAGCGACGAATGGGCCAAATTATTGTGGACGTGCTTCGGCGCCCAGGGCGTTGTCGCGCTGACCTTCTGGTTCGGCTCGCTGTTCGCCGAGCAGATCCGCGCTCGCTACCAGTCGTTTCCCTTCCTAGAAGCCACCGGCGAGGCCGGGGCCGGTAAAACCACTCTGCTCAACCTGCTGTGGAAGTTACTCGGCCGCGCAGGCTACGAAGGGTTTGACCCGTCGAAGTCCACCAAGGCAGGTCGCAGCCGCTTGATGGGACAGGTGTCTGGCATGCCGGTGGTGCTGCTGGAATCCGATCGGAGCGGTGACGACAAATCCCACGCGAAGAACTTCGAATGGGATGAGCTTAAGGACTACTTCGGCGGCGGCACCTTGGCGACAAAGGGCGTGAAAACTGCCGGCAACGAAACCTACGAGCCGCCCTTCCGAGGCACGATCGCGATCAGCCAGAACGCGCCTGTGATTGCTTCCGAAGCCATCATGACGCGGATTGTGAAGCTGCACTTTGTGCGGCCAAACGTGACGCCAGAAAGCCGAGCCGCGGCTGACCGCCTGACTGCCCTGGACGGCAATCAGCTCAGCCACTTCCTGCTGCAGGCGGTGAAGCGCGAAACCGATGTCATGTCCACGCTCGCCGACAAAATCCCCGCACACGAAGCGCGTTTGCGCCGGCTGCACACCCATTGCATCAGTTGCGACACCGAGTACCCGGCCAACAATGACAAGGCCGCATGCCAAAACTGCGGCAATCAGCTGCGTGGCTATATCCGCGTCGAACGGATCGTTAAAAACCATGCCCAGCTGCTCGGCCTACTGGACTGCATCCGATCACTTGTACCCCTGAGCGATTCCCATATCAGCACCACTCAGCGTTGCATCATTTCGATGGCGATCGAGCGCCAAAGCTCCATCAGTGCTGACCACCCCGTCGTCGCTGAATTCTGGGAAGTCTACGACTACCTCCAAGGCCTTGACGCCGAGGGGCCGGTGGTCAACCACAGCAAAAAAGACAACGTCATCGCCATCAACCTCAACGAGTTCGTCGAACGAGCCGCAGAACACCGGCAAAAGCTGGCCGACGTCAGCGAGCTGCGCGATCGCCTGAAGGAATCTCGTTGCCGCAAATTCCTGGAATCGAATAAGGCGGTCGACAGCGCGGTTCGTGCCCATCAGGCCACACGACATAACAACACAATCACCAAGTCACCCACCGTCAAGTGCTGGATGTTCCAGGCGTAGGGCTGCAACCCACGTCGAACAGCCCTGAAAGGAGAGATCCATGCAGATTCAAGTCGTTGCCGGCACTGATCGTAGTGATGCGAAAAGCCTACAGGACCGTGTCTCCCAGCTACTCAGTGAGCTCGGAAACGATCACCGCAAAACGGTGCAGGCCGAGGCTTACGGCGCTAACGGTCTGGTCGACATTTTGGAAGTACGGGCTACGGACGGTCAGCGCGAGATCCTGGTGCTGAATTGTTCAAGGTTGCAGATCCAGGCGGTTTTGGACTGGCAGTCGTGCACCGAAGACACGAACGAATTTGAAGACCTGGTGCTGCACCTGGTGCGACTGCCAGACAGCAACCTGTAACGCCGGCTGCAACCGGTAACCCCTGAAAGGAGAGAACCATGCGCAACACAGACCAACTTGAACAAACCCAGCACGGTGCCCTGCTTGGGCAACTACTCGGCGCAGTCATGACGGTGGCGTTGATTGCCATCGTCGCGGTCCAGGTACCGGATTTGATGATTTGGATCCTGAGCTAAGAATCCGCAAAAAGTCGGTGCCATGGGGCTGCAACCCCATGGCACCTGCCACCCCTAAAAGGAGAGAACCATGCAAGCTCAAACCCAAAATGGCAGCGTCGCCGAGGCTACCACGAACTCATTTTCCGTTGGCAATGACGCCCCCTATTTCGCCATGGTGGCAAATGACACCGGTTATCGGCTCAGTGTCCGCAAAGGAGCAACACTATGAAAACCCTGTTTGTCCTGATGGCCCAATACAACGGCCAAGTTGTAATTCCCTTGGATAGAGTTTGTAAGGACTATTTCACCCACCTCACCACGGATATGTTCCAACGCAAGGTGGGGGCAGGACAAATAAAGATCCCCATTACGCGCATGGAGCCGAGCCAAAAAAGCGCAAAGGGTATTCACATTACAGACCTTTCCGAATACCTGGATGCTCAGCGCGCAGCTGCCGTAAAAGAGAGCAATCAGCTGAATAGCGCACCACGCAGTAGCTAATTCACTTCAGCGTCCTGGCGCCCAACTTTATGGGCGCCTGTAGGATCTTCTCGTACCACTCCCATTTCGCATATACATCACCTCGCCCCCGCAAATGGGTATAACGCCGCATTGAGTTCCAATCGCGATGCCCCGACACACTCGCTACCCGAGGAATATCCCAGTCCATTTCGAATAGCCGGCTAACGCCATCGTGGCGCAGGTCATGAAAGTGCAGGTCCTCAATGCCAGCCATATGACAAGCTCTGGTCCAAGAAGCGGATACAGACTCCGCGCTGTACGGAAATATCTCAGGTAGCACCTTCGGCATGGTTTGCAGAATGGCCCACGCTTCCGGCGGTAAGTGACACCAGACATTGTTGCCGATCTTCTGACCCGGATTTTTCATGTCGCGCACCAGCACCCGCTTGCCTACCTCATCGAGGTCTGCCCATTGAATCCGCGTAATTTCCTCTTGGCGACGTGTTGAGAACAACGCAAACCCAGTCATTTTGAGCATATTGATCGACGTTGGGCGACGAGCTTGGATACCCTGAAAATGCTTTAGCAGCTTGTCGAGTTCGTCCAAAGTGGGGCGTCGGTCGCGCTCGCGACTTTTCATGTTGTACCCAAGCTTTTTCAACACCCGCCGAGCATCCGTCATTGCGTGCGGATCGACCTCATAGCCCCAAGCAGGTCGAGCGATCGAAAGCACCGCGCCCAGATGCGCCAGATCATTACCAGCCGTCTGAGGCTGTACGTTCCCGCCCTCCTTGCCCATCCGCCACAGCGCATACTCCACCAACTGCTGACTGTTGATGTCCTGGTCATTCAATTTGCCCAGGTACGATTCGCTGATCGCTTTAAGCGTGGCGAGCTTGGTCTTCCCGAGCGGTCGAACCTTTTCCATTTCATCCAGGTAGCGATCGATCATTTCCTTGACCGTCGCGCCTTTGCGATTTGCGCGCTCGATTGCGCCAGGCTGATCCAGTTCAGTTTCGCGTTTTCTCACCCAAGCCTGGGCGGCCTGTTTCCGGGCGAAGGTCTGGCTCTCTTGGTAAACTTGCGCACCGTCGCGAAACAGGCGTATCTGTGCCGTGTAACTGGTGCTGCCGTCGGTGCGTTTCCGTGCTCTGATCGTGGCCATGGTCAACTGGTACAATTGCTGAAGGGATTGGTACATTGTACCAACGACCTTTAAAAAACGCCCATTTACCCCCTAAAACCGGCTTTGAACACGTAGAGCAAAATGGTACAGAAATCAGCTACATACCCAGTAAACTCCAGCTCTACAGTGTCTAGACGCTTTAGCGTTGCACCCATGATGGATTGGACTGATAGGCATTGCCGCTTCTTCCTACGCCTACTCTCCAAACACGCCCTCCTCTACACAGAAATGGTCACCACCGGCGCGCTCCTAAACGGCGATCACGACCGCTTCCTGCGTCACAACGAAGCCGAACACCCGCTCGCTCTGCAACTCGGCGGCAGTGTCCCGTTGGACCTGGCAATGTGCGCGCGCATGGCGCAGGAGCACGGTTACGATGAGGTGAATTTGAATGTCGGCTGCCCGAGTGATCGGGTGCAGAACAATATGATCGGTGCGTGCCTGATGGGGCATCCGCAGTTGGTGGCCGATTGTGTGAAGGCGATGCGCGATGCGGTGTCGATTCCGGTGACGGTGAAGCATCGGATCGGGATCAACGGGCGGGACAGTTACGAGGAGTTGTGTGATTTCGTCGGCACGGTTCGGGATGCCGGGTGCACGAGTTTTACGGTGCATGCGCGGATTGCGATTCTCGAGGGGTTGTCGCCGAAGGAGAACCGCGACATTCCGCCCCTGCGTTATGACGTGGCGGCGCGGTTGAAGACGGATTTTCCGGAGCTGGAGATTATTCTCAACGGTGGGATCAAGACGCTGGAAGCCTGTCACGAGCATTTGCAGACGTTCGACGGCGTGATGTTGGGCCGTGAAGCTTATCACAACCCTTATGTGATGGCTGAGGTGGATCAGCAACTGTTCGGCAGCACGGCGCCGGTGATCAGCCGGGCTGAGGCGCTGGCGCAGTTGCGACCTTATATAGCGGCGCATATTGATGCGGGCGGCTCGATGCACCACATCACTCGGCATGTGCTGGGGCTGGGTACCGGGTTTCCGGGGGCGCGCAAGTTTCGGCAGTTGTTGTCGGTGGATATTCACAAGGCTAAAGAGCCTTTGGTGTTGCTGGATCAGGCGGCGGAGTTGCTTGAGGGGCGTTAACGGTCGCTTGGGTTGAACCTGTGGCCTGATTTGGCATCGTATTTACCGATACCACGCCCCGCCATTCAAACAGCCGTTTTCAGGTAGTTGCCGCTGGGGCCCTCGATACGTACACGCACCCTTGAGTGGCTGTCAGCGCTCGGGTAATGTCATTAGACCCATAGGACAGAGCACGCCCATGACTTCCAAGCTGGAACAACTCAAACAAATGACCACCGTG